TCTAATTATATTTAGACTACTAGTTCACTATTATTACAATATTTTAATAATAGTGCGGTACATCAAGAAAGTATAACATCATCATTATTTGAACCAGTAATATTTCCTTTTACTTTAGAACCTGGAGATCAATTTAGATTTGAAAGTGATGAAAATAAAACATTTGAAGTAATAAGTTATACTGAGGTAACTTCTAGTAATAGTTCTGGATCATTGTTTATAGAATTATATCCTCAAATATCAGGATCAGGATGTGACTTAGATAGATTCTTATTAAGAAGATATATTTCTGATGCCCAAAGTATAGTTTTTGGAAATTTAACAGAAAAAGAAGCTTCAGGAGTGATTCTAACCCCAGAATTTACAACTAACCTACTTAATAATAATATTGATACATATATTGAAGATCTTACTCAAAAGGGTTTACTCTAATAATATTTATAATAAAAATATATAACAAATGGGATATTTAAATAACGCAGTTGTAACAGTAGACGCGATTTTAACAACAAAAGGAAGACAATTACTAGCGCAAAATGACGGCTCATTCAGAATCACACAATTTGCTTTAGCAGACGACGAAATCGATTATACTATGTATAATCCAAATCACCCATCTGGCTCATCATATTACGGAGAAGCAATTCAGAATATGCCTTTATTAGAGGCGTTTCCTGAAGAAACTCAAATCATGAAATATAAATTAGTTACACTTCCTCGTGGTACAGCTAAAATGCCTATTCTTGATTTAGGATATTCTGCTATTGTGATTAAACAAGGTGCCTCACTTGCAATTACACCTCAAACATTAAATTATTTTGGTGGAAATACTTTTGAAACATCAGGTTACACAGCTACAATTTCTGATGTTCGTTTAATGAGTACATTTGAAGGAGTAGGTATTAATACACCTTCCGCACAAGCTTTAAATAGTACTACTACATTAGGTACTAATGTTTCTAAAACTGTTGTAGGTACTACAATTAATCTAAGAGCAACAACTGTTAATACATTATTTGGTTCTAATACTCAATTACAAGCAACATTAACAGTTGAGGGTAGAGATAGTGGAGCTAGATTGACTATTCCTATTACTGTAACTAAAATATCTTAAAACTAAATTTATAAAATATGTCGTTTAATCGTTTAGCCCCTGAGGATTTCATAGTGAGTTCTGACTCCGTTACTGCTCCATTATGGTCAGAAGGATCTCCAAGTTTAACTCAATTCTATTCATCATCAGTTCAAGAAGCAGGATCATCTGGAGACTTCTATCTAAATGTATACCAAACTGCTTCTACAAATAATAATGCTGAAATTCAATTTGCTATAGCTTACGGAAATATATTAGGAAGCGGAAGTTCATGGTATAATCCTGGAGTCCCTGGGGCTTCTCCTACAAGAACTACTTATGGTCAATATAGAAATTTAGTTTTAGGAAGTGAAACTTCTGAATTTATTTTTGGTGGAATTGTTTCTAGTGATTTTTGGGTTATATCTATAGATAGAAATAGATATAAACAATCTCTTCTTCCTGGATCTTTAACTTTACTTTTATCTGGATCTGGTGGAAGAATATCTTTAACTGATGATAGTTTAGTAGCTTCATCTGTTGTTTTCAATGACGCTGGTAGAGTATACCAAATAGTAAGTGGATCAGCAGGTAGTGTTAATACTACTAATTCTAATGGGTATAGTGCCAACTCTGGATCTTATGGATTATTCCTTCCAGATATAGGTACAATATTATTAAATCCATCAGCTATTAGTTCTTCTATTCAATTAAATGCTAACAGAACATCCAACTCAGATGGTTTAAATTATAGATTATTATTTAATGCTTTAAATTTAGGAGGAGGTTTTACAGCAAATAGTCAAGAAACAATTTCCTCAGACTACATATTTGTTAGAGCAAGAAATGCGGAATTTAATTACTCAGAAAACCCAAGTTTTATTTCAGGTAGTACCGGTGAGGTAGTATTTAACTCATTTATCAATAATCCTCAAACCTTTCCAACTACTATAGGATTATATAATGATAACAATGAATTATTAGCTGTAGCTAAATTATCAAGACCTTTATTAAAAGATTTTACAAAAGAAGTATTAGTAAGAGTTAAGTTAGATTTCTAAAATGAATGGGTGCATACAAACAACTTCTTACATCCGACATTATTGTTACACCTCTACAAGTAAATAAAGGATTTACTTTTAAAGGTTCTGCTGAACTCACATCTTCTAATGTAGGTATTGATAGATTTTTAGGCCAAAATATCACCCAGTTTAATTTTGACCCAAACTTAGATCCATACACTGGAAATTATACAGTTATAACTCCTGGAACTACATCCTCAGTATTACTTAATTATACTAATATTCATAATTTAGCTTCTAATGTTGGATCTAGTTCTTTTTCAGTAAATAATACTGTTTTTATAATAACAGGAAGTAACAAACCTCTTAATGGATTTAATACTATATATATCTCATCAGGATCTACAAGTAATAATACAGCCACCAGTATAGTAAATAATATTAATAATAGTTCATCATTTTTCTCAGGAATATATAATATAAGTGCTTCTACTGCTTTAGCTGGAACTATAACTCTTCATTCAAAAACAACAGGTTATATAAATAATTTTAATTATTTAATTTCAGGTAGTACTATATATTTCTCTGGCGGTACAAATGATATAGTATCAGGCTCATATCAATATCAAAGATTAGTTTATGATTCTATAAAACAGTTATACTATTCAAATTATTCAACTTCATCATATGGTGATCCTGTTAATAGACAAGTATTAATACCAGGAAGAGATTCTGAAGGTGATAGATATATAGGTTCAGCAAGCAGTCAAGGTCATTATGATAATTATTTACAAACTACATTATCATATCCAAGATTTTTTCCTACTGCCTCAAATAGTTATATAGGAGTATTATCCATCCCAGCAGGAGTATTTGGTGATTTCATAGAACCTTACTCATTTAGAATGAGTTTTGATAGTAGTTCATTTTATGATGATGGAGAAGGAAATATACTAACTGGTTCTAATATAGTTGGTAATATTATATATACTCATGGTATAGTTACATTAACTGGAAATCAGGCTTTATTTTTAGCTATGTCTAATGCCTCATCTCCTCCTAATGTTTTTAGTTCACTTTATGGCTCCGCTATTTATGGGACTAATTATATATATGGTACTGCTAATATACCTGTAGACGTCAATAATACAATATTTGGATTTGTAAATGCTACTAATTTTACATGCTCATTCTCAAGTTCATATACTATTTATGAAACCCAATATAAATGCACTATAAGAGAAAATGAATTTAATTTTACTTTAAATCCAAGTACAATATCCGGTAGCTATGATACCGGAAGTACAGCAGGAAGTGTTTATGGATATATAACTGAATCATATTTTTCTCCATATGTTACAACTATTGGTTTATATGATGAACAGCAAAATTTATTAGCAATAGGTAAATTAGCTCAACCTTTACCCTCTTCACCTACAACTGATACAACAATACTTATCAATATAGATAGATAAAATATGAATAAATGGTTTTCAATTTCTGATATAACAAAAGAATACACATCAATAAAAGATTTCCCAGAAAATACCTATGGTTTTGTTTATATAGTAACTCATACACCAACAGGAAAAGCATATGTTGGTAAAAAAGCTTTATATCACAACATATCTAAAAAACTTACTAAAAAAGAATTAGCGGAACAAAATGGTCCTGGAAGAAAATCTACTAAAAAAGTAATTCAAAAAGAATCTGATTGGAAAACATATCATGGATCTTCTAAACCTATTATAGAAATGATTAAAAATGGTAAAGAAGATGAATTCACTCGTGAAATATTAGTTATAGTTCCTAATAAAAAATTATTAACATATTATGAAACCAAAATATTATTCACACTAGGTGTATTAGAAAATCCAGAATATTACTTTAATGATAATGTTTTAGGTAAATTTTTTGCTAAAGACTTTTTATAATAAAAGGCTTGGCCTTCAAAAATATATTTTATATATTAAAGTTATGTCTAATAATGCTCTAGTATTCTTAATTGATTCTGTTTTAGGTAAAGGTAAATCTACATCTAAAGGTAATAGGGCATACCATTGTCCTGAATGTAAACATCATAAATTAAAACTAGAAATTAATTTAAATGAAACATCACCTCATTTTCAGTTTTACCAATGTTGGGTGTGTGGTTTTAAAGGTAAAAAATTAACTACTTTATTTAAAAAACTAGAAGTAGATTATGATAAAATATCTCAATTAAGACTTTTAGTAAAAACTGATGGTAAACAAGTTGAAATTATTGATGATAAAAGAGCAGAATTACCTAAAGAGTTTATACTATTAATTAATCCACCATTAAATAGTTTAACCGCAAAACATGCTTTACATTATTTAAAAAATAGAGGTATTACTAAAGATGATATAATTAAGTATAATATAGGATATTGTGAATTTGGTAAATTTGCTAATATGATTATCATTCCATCATATGATACGAATGGAAATCTCAATTATTTTACCGCAAGAAACTTCGATAAAAACTCGTCTATTAAATATAAAAATCCTGACGTAACTAGAGATATCATTGGTTTAGAACATTTTATTAATTGGAATGTACCTATCATTTTATGTGAAGGTATGTTCGATGCTATTGCTATTAAACGTAACGCGATACCATTATTAGGTAAAACAATACAAAAGAGTTTAATGAAACGTATTATCAACTCCTCAGTTGAAAAAATATATATTGCCCTAGACAAAGATGCTATTAAACAAGCGTTAAATTTTTGTGAAACACTAATGAACGAAGGTAAAGAGGTTTATTTAGTGAATCTTGAAGATAAAGATCCTAGTGAAATGGGATTTGAAAAGTTTACTAATCTAATTCAAAACACTTTACCATTAACATTCTCAAATTTACTTGAGAAAAAATTACAAATCATATGATAGAAAAAAATGTAAATGTACATAAAAAAAGTGTTACAAGATTAGTCAAAATTGATTCTGAATCTAAACGAGTTAATATTCTAGACACCAGATATTATAGTAGAAACGATAAACTATACCCATCAGTTACTAGTATATTACAGTATATGCCTAAAAATAAATTTTTTGAAAACTGGCTTAAAGATGTAGGACATAACGCTGATGTTATAGCTAGAAAAGCGGCTGATGAAGGAACACAAGTACATGATGCTATTGAAAGATATTTAACAGGTGAAAAAATTGTATGGGTAGATGAAAATGGATACTCTAAATATTCTTTAGAAGTATGGAAAATGATTTTAAAATTCCATGATTTTTGGACAACATATAAACCAACATTAATTGAAAGTGAAATCCACTTATTCTCAGATATCTATACTTATGCTGGTACTTGTGATTTAGTAGTAGAAATAAATGATAAAAGATGGTTATTAGATATTAAAACATCAAATTCATTACATACTAGTTATGATTTACAATTAGCTGCTTATGCTCAAGCATGGAATGAATTATATGAAGAAAAAATTGATCAAATAGGTATTTTATGGTTAAAATCATCAAAACGTGGTGAAGATAAAAAAGGTGATAAAATACAAGGTAAAGGTTGGGAATTGTATGAACCAACTAAATCAATTGAAGAAAATTTAAAATTATTTGGATATATACATGAATTGTATAAATTAGAGCACCCTGAACCTAAAGCATCAAACGAACAGTTCCCTACAGAAATCCAAATTGTTCCGGGTATCTAACATATTTATGACAAAAACATTTAATGGTATCTTTAATTGGTCTTTTAAGGGAATTGTATTTAGATGAAGGAGGCAATGTATTTGGTACTACATCTAGTATAAAAAAAGAATATATAAAACCTACATTAGAAAAATTTGTAGCGGAATTAAAACGAATATATCCTAAAATAAAATTTGATTTTAGTACTCTAGGTTCAGTCGGTAAAAAAGATGAGTCTGGAGATATTGATTTAGGTATGAGTGTTGATCAATTTATAGATAAAGATGGTAACCCATTATTATCTAATTGGAATATTAATTCTGATGAATTTAATACTACTTATGAAAAAATAAGAAAAAGAGCTAAAAGTGCTACTGAAGCTCAAAGTAAATTAAAAGCTATGTTATACTTAATAGCTATGCATCTCGAAGAAAAATCTCAACTTATTAATACCGATATTAAATCAGTAGGAAGCGGATCAATATTTTGTAGCTTTCCTCAATATAATGAAGATGGAGAGCAAGTTGAAGATAAAACAATTCAAATTGATATCAATGTAGGTAATTTAGATTGGTTAAATTTTAGTTACTACTCTAATACTTATAAAGATAATGTTAAAGGTTTACATAGAACTCAATTATTAGTAGCTTTATTTCAAGCTTTAGGTATGACTTTTAGTCATGGAACCGGAGTTAAATCAAAAGATACAGGTGAAATGGTAGCTACTAGTCCACAAGAAGCATTACAAGTATTAAATAAAGGATTTAATATTAATATAACTCAAGATATTTTAAATGATTATTTTGAATTAATGGATTATATTAAAAAGAATTTACCTGAAGATAAACTTAATCAAGTATTTGATACATACTTAAAAATTTTAGATTCTACTAGAGCTGATATACCAAATGATTTACAAGACTACTGGATTAAAAATCAAGAACGTTTAGGTCTTAAAGGTAAGTTCTTACCAGACAATTCTAACTTATTTAAATATAAAATAGCATAATGTCAGGATCAGCAGGAGGAAATAGAATATCTAGAGCGGCTGTTGAGAATACAGTTAAAGACTATATTGAAAAAGTCTTATCAAAATTTCCTGGATTTAAATCAGCTAAAATTACAGGTTCATATAATGCAGGAACAAAACAAGATTTTGGTGATATTGATTTAATTGTACAATTAGATGGTGAAGACAAAAAATTACTTAAACAAGATTTAGCTAAATTTTTTGCTACTCAACCTGACTCAGTAATAGTACCATTTAAAAGTGATAAATATAAAGGTAAAAAATCTCTTAGTAGTGGAGAATTAGTAACTATACTATATCCAATAGTAGGAATACCTAATGAATTTGTTCAAATAGATAATATTGTATCTATTAGTGAAGAAGAATCTACATTCAAAAATACATTTTTAGATTACTCAGCTGAAGTACAAGGTTTATTATTAGGTTTAGCTAAAGTAATATGTTTAGAAGAAGATCCTAAAGAAATATTTGCTCGTTTAGGTATTAAAAATGTACCTGCTTTAGAACCTAATCAAGAATATGAATTTAATTTATCAGGTGTTGGATTAACATTACGTATTGTTACTTTAGATAATTTTAAAGAAACAGAAAGAACAGATGTTTGGAAATCTTCTAATTGGAATGATGTTAGAAAATTATTCACTAATTATAATATAGATGCTGATTTTAAAACATTATTAAAAGATTTATCAACTAATTTAAAAAATCCTCGCTCTAAAAATAGAGTAAAAGGTATTTTTAAATCAATGGTGTCTATTAAAAGTGGAGAAGTAGGCACACCTAAAGGTGATAATAAACAACTAGCATTAAATTCTGTAGACAGTTTATTAGAAGCGAACGCTTTAGTTAGAGAATTACTTTTACCATTATTATTTGAACAAGCTTCAAACCCAATAATTGCTTTATATCCAGGTAAATTTAAACCACCTCATAAAGGACACTTTGAAGTAGCTAAAAAGTTACTTAATATAGCAGATAAAATAGAAATATTAATCTCAGCTAAACCAGTTGAAGGAATAACAGCTGAACAAAGTAAAGCAGTTTGGGATTTATATAATACATTACTTGATGGAAAATTAGATATTAAAATTATTTCTGGTTCACCTGTGAAATATGTTCTTGATACTATAGAAGCTAATCAAAATAATAATTATATAGCTGTTTATGGTAAAGGAGAAGAAAGTAGATATATCAATGTAGGTAAAGATCCTCGTTATATGAATGCTAAAATATTTGATGGTGGAACAACTGTGACCCAAGATGGAAATATAAACGCCACAGATTTTAGACAAGCACTTCAATCAGGACAAGATATATCTAAATTCTTACCTACAGGAATATCACCTAAAGAAGTTAATAATATATTTAATCTACAAGAAGAAATGTCTCAAGCTGATCTTGCCTCAGTTGAAGTATACGCTGATAAAGAGTTAGCACCAAATGATATTGATTTTACTAAACATTTCTTTGATAGATTAAATGATCCTAGAAATATTAAACCTATTTCACCAGCGGAACTTATTGGATTTTTTAAACGTTTAGCTCGTAAGAAAAATGAATTAAATGATTTTCTTTTTAAATATAGAGAAATAGTAGCATCAGATAATAGAACAAATATTAATATTCCATTAGTTCAAATGTCTGATAAAATTATAGCTAAAACTATAATGCGTAAGAAAAATTTTCAAACTCCTGATCCTAAAATTGAATTAAATGAAAATTGTGGTTGTCAACAACCAAATACTTTTAAACAAGCCTTAGCATCATTAACTAAATATATGATCAATCAAGGTTATAATATTACACCTTTACCTAAATTGATTATCATAAATAGTGATACTAAAAATGCTGAAAATATCTTAGGTAAAACTGCTTATTATAATCCGAATAACTGTTCAATTACTTTATATACTTTAAATAGACATCCTAAAGATGTGTTACGTTCTTATTCACATGAAATGATCCATCGTATTCAAGATAACGAGGGAAGATTAAATAATGTTAACACTACTAATACTAATGAAGATTCTAACTTACAAGAGTTGGAGAAAGAAGCATATTTAAATGGAAATATAATTTTTAGAAATTGGGAGGATTCAATTAAAAATGTATAAATTAACAGATTTATATAAACAATTAAAAGAGGAAGAACAAGCAGCTCAAGTTTCACAATATAAAATTTATTGTGATATAGATGGTGTGTTGTGTGATTTTGATAGACGATTTGAACAGTTTGGAGGTATATCTCCTAAAGAATATGAATCCAAATATGGTACTAAACAATTTTGGAAAATTATAAATGAAGTAGGTGAACAATTTTGGTCTAAAATGCCCTGGATGTCTGAGGGAAAACAACTTTGGAGCTATATTAAAAAATATAACCCATTACTACTTTCAGCTCCGTCATCAGATTACTCATCACGTTATGGTAAAAAATTATGGGCACAAGAAAATACACCAGGAACTAAATTAATTTTATCTAAAAGAGAAAACAAAAAAGACTATGCCTCAGGAAAATCAATACTTATTGATGATAGAGAAGATAATATTAATGAGTGGAGAGAAGCTGGTGGTATAGGTATTTTATTTACCTCAACAGGACAAGTAATAAATGAATTAAAAAAACTAGGATTATGAGTAAATATAAATATAAATTAGTAGAACAAGAGGGTGATGAAGAAACTTCATCAAGTAATAAAGAAAATATAATATACGATTTAGTATTAACTCCACTTGGTAGTACTGTACAAGACGCTGTAGCAGCTTTAGAAAAAATAGATAATTATGGTACGTATATTTCTAATATACAAAACACAGGAGCTGATAAAGCAAATGCTATAATATCTCATTTTGGACCTAGCCAACGTTTTGATAAACTTGGTTTAGAAGCATCATTCAGTAAATCAGATGGTACTTTAGAATCTTTTAAAGAAATTGTAAATAAAACAAACCAAAAGAAATTTGTAAATTTACTTGATAGTATATTTAATACTTTATCTAAAAATAAAGGTAAATTTTATCCTAAAACAACTAAAACTGATATTGATAATTTTATCAAAACATTATCTACAAAACCTAATTTACTTAAATGGAAAATAGGGAAATCAGGAGATACATTAGTATTCCCACCAGCAGGTAATCCAACTAAAAAAATAACAGAAAAAATTATTAGTATTGTTATGGATAACGCTGGTGTAGATTATAATTTAGAAAATAAAGAATCAACTAATGAATCTAAACTTAAAAAATTAGTTAAAGAAGAAATTAAAAAGTTACTAAAATAATATGTCTGAAAACGTTTTAAAAAAAGATTTTAAATCAGCTGATGTTCAACGTCTTCGTAACCTAATGACAGGTAAACAAGGTGAAAGAACTAATGTTGGTATCGGTTATAGTAAAAAACAAGAATTCCATGAGGAAGGTGATGTATGGGAAGAAAATGGAAGACAATGGACCATTAAAAATGGTATCAAACAAAATGTCACTAAATTAGATAAAGCAAAGAAGGAAGTAACCCTTCCATTATTTTGTCCTTGTTGTTCTAATTTAATGAAAAATAGAAATGATAAATTATTTTATATTCAATATAAAAGATGTTTTAATTGTCAAATAGATTTTGAAACCGATATCCGTAAAATGGGTTTATGGGAAGAATATGAAAAAAACATAATAAACTCAGATATAGATAGTTTAATAATAGACTATGACATTTGGATTAATGAATTAATAAATAGCTCAAATGAATCTTTTATCACAGAAGCAGGTGATGTAGAAAAATGGGTTGGTTCTTCAAAGAAGAAGTTGCTAGAGAATAAGGAAGAAACAATTAAATATTTGCAAAACTTAAAAAGATAAATTATGAGTAATCTACCAGTACCAGTAGTTGTAGCTATCATAACTGCTTTAATAACATCTCTAATAGGACCAACTATCCTAGAATGGATAAAATTAAAATTCCTCCAGAAAAATAATAAAGATATTTTAGGTGAATCTATTATAAAAGATGAAAAAATAGATTTACAAATTGAACAACTTATGGAAGAATTAGGTTGTGATAGAATATGTATCTCACAATTTCATAATGGAGGTAATTTTTATCCAACAGGTAAATCTATTAAAAAATTTAGTATATTTTATGAACGTACAACTACAAATGCTTTATCAATTAAAGAAATTTTTCAAAATATTCCTGTGTCTTTATTTCCTAAAGTGTTTGCTGTTTTATATAAAGAAGGAGAGATAGCAGTACCTGATACTAGTGATAATAACATTGATTGTGGTCTTTTTCCAGTTATCGGTAAAGAATACAACACTAAATCATTTTATTTATTAGCCATTCATGACTTAAATGATAATTTTATCGGTGTGCTAGCTATATCATATTATGAAAACAAATACCAATTAACTTTAGATGATTGGATATTAGTTAGACAAAAGATAGGAGCTATAGGCGGTATATTAACTGATTACCTTCATGATAAAAAAATAAAATATAATTAAAATCACTAATATTTATAACAAAATATACTCAAATGAGCAAACAATTTGAAAATATGCAAAAATTAGCTTTTGGTAAAGTAGTAACTGAACCAAAGCTTTTAACTGAAAATAATCTTAGGTCTAAAATTAAAGAACTTGTACATTCATCATTAGGTGAAGCTAAGAAAAAGAAAAAAGAACCTGAAGATGTAGCTCCACAAGATGACTCAGTAGAATTAGATATGGACATGGATACAACAGAACCATCTCTAGATACAGAAATTCCTACTGATACTATGACTCCAGATGTATCTAATGAAATTGATATTGATCCTAAAGTTAAGGCTATTCAAGACTCATTAAGTAAAGCATTAGCTAATGCTAAAGCGTTAGGTGATGAAAAATTAGTTCAACAAATTGGTAATACTATTACTATGTTAGTTAGAACACAAGTAGTAGGACAACAAACAGCTGAATAATGAAATCTACTCCACGCATATTAGCATTACAAAAACAATTTTACAACCAATATAAGGCTAATAAAAGATCTTGGGTTAAAAAATATGAGCATAATACTGAACAAGCAATGACAGGAGCAGCATTTAATAGAGCCAAATCCGCAGCTATGAAAAATGATAAACAACGAATCAAAGAAATGGTTAAAAAGGTCTTAATGGGTCCTGAAAATCCAATTGATACTACTACTTTAGATATCCCCTTATTAATTCGTTTATTAGAATACGCTAAAGAAGATGCTCAAACTGATATGGATTTACATAAAGTAGCAGAAAATATTATTAAGTTATCTAAAGGAGGTAAAACTCTTACTATGAGTGATTATAACAATATAGTATCTATATCAAATGACTAAAGACGAATTAAAAAATAAAATTAAAGATTTAGTAAAAAAAGTTTACTCAGGTGTTAGTAAATCAACCGATGTAGACTTAGATAGTCCTTCTGTTGTTTCATTAGATAATGAAAGATTTCCAGTACTAGTTAAATTTCCTACTCTTAAAGATACTATTATTAAAATATTAACTGATCAATATGAGTTATTTTTAAAAGATATTGAATGGGTAGCACCACGTCCTACTACATTTCGTATTATATTAGGTAATGATCAAGTATTTTATCTTATATACACTGATAGAACTTGGATCGCTAAAGTTGAAGGTAAAAAATATTATTTATTAAATTTAAGTGAAGAGCAAAATTGTATAGAAGCAATAGCTAGAATTTTATCATATGGAGCTAAACCAACTCCTGAAAAAGAAAAAGCACCAGCTGAGGCTCCAGCTCCAGAATCAGCACCAGCTGATGAAGAACCAATTGAAGAACCCTCTGAAGAAACACCCCCTACTGTATAATGGATTCACTAGATTTATTTTTTAAAAAATATGCGTATAAATTTCCAAAAGGATATCCTGACTTAAATGATGAGCAGGATATTAATCTTTTAGCTGATTTATTAGAAAATTTAGATGTTAATTTAGAAGAAGTTGAAACTGAAACTGAATTAGAACCACTTACTAAAGACGCTTTGGATAAAGATAAAAAAATTACTAAAATTGAATCTTTTACTGAATTAGCTAAATTAACATATGAACAATATGATTTAGGAGATATTAAAACAGTATTTCCAAACTATGTTAATACTATAAAAGATTGGAAACAATATATTGATGAAAATTTATCCAATACAGGAAGAGTTATAGAAAATGCTTTAAAAAATTATTCTATTTCTAAAGGAGTAGAATCAAAAGAAATTAGTGGTAAAGGTGAAGACATTAGTATTGGAGATAAAATAGTTGAAGTAAAATCAAGTGCTGGAAATAAGATTAACACACAACTTCAAACTAGTTTCTATACTAAAAATCCTAATAAATTTTATGCTTTTGTATCAAACACATCCTCTAATGATATTCAAGTTAGAATAGTAGCTAGTGCTATGTTATATAAATTAGCTTTAGGTGATGAAATAGTTGATGAAATGGAAGCTAAAGGTGGATCAGATATACTTGTTAATCAAATAAAAAAAGGATTAGAAACTTTAGATCTTAAAAAATTTATTATGAGTTCTATATTAACAGGTAAAACCTCAGAAGATAGTAAATCTTTCTTTATAGGAAAAGATAATAAAATTAGATGTAGATTTGTAATTTACATTGAGCCAAAATAATGTATTTATAACCATGAACAAAATCCAACGACTTATACGCGAAGTTTTAGCTACTCCTCCTAAAAAAGATAAATGTAATTGTGGTTGCCATTCATGTGAAAATGTAGGTAATAAGGGCCCAGTACTTAATGAAAATTTAGATACTAAGATTATTATGACTGAAAACATGAAACATCATGTTGATAATAAATTACCACTTACTGAGAACGCTTTTAGATATGGCTCAGAAGCATTTATAAATTTATGGGCTGAAGCACGTACATTATATGAGCAAAAGGCT